ACATTAGCGTTAGCGTTATTAAATGCTTTCGCTATGCTACGATTATTCTTTCCTACGAACTTCACGCCATAGAAAACACCGTTTCCCATAGTTCCGATATCGTTAGGGTCCTTTGTGATAGTGGTGAAGAAACCAACTTCCTTCAATGTTCCAATATCTGCCAATACTCCTTCGTATTGTTTTAATTCACTCATCATACTCCCTTCTTTAAGTTATATTAATTGTTTAATATAATGAGATATAGAAGAGAGAAAATGTTTGGGGTCCGTTAGGACACCTGTATGTCTTATTAACTTTAAAGATAGTGTAAGAAAGGGAACAAGATAGTCTAAACCTACTGCAAATGTTATCAGAATAGGAGCGTTAGCTCCTGTATCGTTAGTAAGCGTTAGCAAAGGTCGTTAGACCTACCGATGTTAATCGGGCTGTTCGTTAGAACATATGTATCTAGTAAAAAATATGCTGGTAATACAGTAATACAGTATAGGAGGAGAGCCTGTCAGGGCATGAGCGGGCCTATATATACTAGTGTTTTCTGATTCAGATATCTTTTTAATCCTTGAGTACTGTGTTTGTGTTTCTGCTTTACTGTCCTACCAGTCCACAGCTTTCTGAGCCCCGGTCCCAACTTTACTTGTAATTAATTTCCTTCTGAATGTTTGTAATATACTTGAATATAACATATAATTAAATCTAAGCAAGTATCTAAGAAGGATTAGTTTAAATGTCTAACAAGCCTCATAAAGTATGTGCAGGAACTGGGTGTAAAAAATGGTTAAAAGGAAAGCAGAGACGCTTCTGTTCTACCACTTGTAATAAAAGAACTTGGGCCCAGGAGAAAGCAGCAGGTAAAGAAAACATTACCAAGGCTATTAATAAAGAATTAAAGTCCGATACTGGTGATTATGCTTCTGTAAGGAGGGGTTCTTACTATGAAGAGTTTAAAGCAACCTACGCAGAAGACCTAGCAGGGGGCCTAATCACAACAGCAGAGGTAGCAGAGGCCATTGGGACCAGCTCCGCTACTGTCTCCCGCATGCTCGCTGCCTACAAGATAGACAGAAAAAACGAGATAGATGCCGAGGGTTGGGAATTAAATGAAACTCAGGCCGAAATATTAAAAAATTTTTCTAGCTTTCGCTCAAAATACTTTGCTACTGAAACCGGGGAGAAATTCGAGACAGCAGACTTTCATGAAAACTGGATATTAAACATAGAAGACTCTATAGAGAACGGTAAAGAGTTATTAATACTGTCACCCCCACGACATGGAAAGACAGAACTGTTAATACACTTTGCTATATATCAGATAATGAAGAATCCTAACATAAGAATTATGTGGGTTGGAGGTAACGAGGATATTGCCAAGAACGCAGTATCATCTGTATTAGACCATCTTGATGAGAACGAAAGATTGATAGAAGATTTCTGTCCTCCTGGAAAGAATTTTAAACCTGATAACCGTTCAGGAAAGAACTGGAGTCAGAACCAGTTTACTGTAGGTACTAGAACAGTACCAGGTATTAAATCACCAACTATGGTTGCTGTAGGTAAAGGTGGAAAGATTCTCTCTCGTGACTGTGACTTGATTATTGCAGACGACATTGAGGACCATCAGACTACAATGCAACCTGGTGCAAGAGAGAACACTAGACAATGGTGGACCACTACTCTTTCATCAAGAAAAGAGGAACACACTGCTGTTGTAGTTATTGGTTCAAGGCAACACTCTGATGATTTATACCATCACTTGCTAGGCAATGAAAGTTTTACAACAATAGTTGAAACAGCACATGATATGGCCTGTACTATTCCTGACCACTTTGTAGAAGAACATACTGACTGTATGTTATGGCCAGGTAAAAGAACATTCAAATGGTTAATGTCTCGTATGCAAGCTGCAGAGACAACAGGTGGTAGGAAAATTTATGAAATGGTTTATTACAATCAGGCCTATGTAGAAGGTACACAAATCTTTACTATGGATATGATTGATAGTTGTATGAGGCCAGACTTGACGATGGGGCAGATACCAGGTGGATTGCATTTAGTTGCAGGACTTGACCCCGCTTCGTCAGGATATCAGGCAGCAGTACTATGGGGAATAAACTCCTATAGAGGTGAGCTTTTCTTAATTGATGTAGAGAATAGACAAGGTGGGGGAGTGAAACATGCTTTACAGATTATGTCTGACTGGTACCAGAAATATGATTTACAACATTGGATTATTGAAGAAAATGGATTTCAAACAGCTATTAGACAAGATGATAAAATAAAAGAATTTGTTTTAAGGTCCGGTATAACTATGCAAGGACATGTTACAGGTAAAAATAAACATGACCCTATGTACGGTGTAGGTTCTATGGCTGGTTTATTTGAAAATCAAAAAATCCACCTACCAGTTGGAAATTCAGAAAGTCTTGCTAAAGTTAATGCTTATAAACAACAATTGTTATATTTTGATGGGAAACCTGTCAATCAGAGAAACAAAGAAAAGACTGATATAGTCATGGCTGGTTGGTTTCCAATGAAAGTATTCAGAAGAATGAATAAGGAGCAGTTGGCTACAATGGGATTAGATTATACTGCAAGTTACACAAACTTCGAAGGAAGCGACTATAATGAGGCACCATGGGGATAGAAAATTTAGATATTAAGAATTATCAAGAAATAGTAGATAATGCTACTCAACTTGTTAGTGGAAAACCTACTAAACATAGGCAAGTACAAAAAGCTAGAATAAAAGCAATTTTAAATGGTGGAGCTGAAGGAATGAAAGCTCTACTAGGAAATTCAATGGAGACATCAGATGCAGATTTATTACCTGCACCTAACATGCTTCAATCAGGTATAGATAGACTTGCTCAGAAAATAGCTGGAGTTCCAGATGTAAGAGTAGATATATTAAATCACAATACTTCTGACAGAGCTAAAAGAAGAGCTGAAAAATTAGAGAGAATTGTTACATCATATGATGAAAGTCAAAATCTTAATTTACAGTTAAGTCAGGCAGCTAGATGGTTGCCGGGCTACGGATACGCTGCTTGGATAATAACGACACGCACAGATAAAAATGGTTATATATACCCAACAGCAGAACTCCGTGACCCATATGACACATTCCCTGGGAACTTCGGTCCTAACCAAGAACCTAGAGAATTAGCTGTATTAAGACGAATACCTAGATATAAGCTTGCTCAACTCTATCCTGAGTTTGCTAAAGAAATCTTAAACCCTGCCGAAGAAGAAACAACTGAAACTGCTTTTGGAAGAGGTGGGGTAGGTACTCAATATCAAAATGATAAAGAAAATAATTGGGAAGATAATACGGGGCAAGGTGTTCGAATTATTGAATACTACGATGTAGGTGGAACTTATGTTGTATTTCCCGAAAAGAAGATGATTCTAGACTTTGTTCCGAATTATCTCTCAAGTCCTCCTTTTGTGTTTATGAAGAGAACTTCTTTTGATGAACTAAAAGGACAATATGACCACATTATTGGTTTGATGGGTATGATGGCCAAAATTAATATCATGTCAGCAATAGCTATGGAAGACTCTGTGTTTACAGAAACAAACATATCTGGTGAATTAGAGTCAGGCCAATATCGTAAAGGTAGATTTGCTGTTAACTATTTAGCACCTGGTACTCAAGTTTCTAAACCACAAAATAATATACCTTATCAATTATTTCAACAAGTAGATAGGTTAGAAAGACAACTCAGATTAGTTGGTGGATATCCAGTTACTGACGATGCACAATCACCTAACTCATTTGTTACTGGTGCAGGACTACAAGAACTTAATGGAACTATGTCATTAATGATTAATGAATATAGAGAGATTATTAAACATGGCCTTGAAGCTATGGATGAAAAAAGATTAGAACTTGATAGCTTGTTATCTGCACAATTTGAAGAATTAAGAAAGAAACCAATACAAGGTTTTTATGCTGGAACTGCATTCTCAGAAAACTATTCTCCTATAGCAGATATTGGAGGAGATTATAGAACTAGAAGAGTTTATGGAGTTATGGCCGGATTTGATGAGCCACAAAAAATTGTTACTGGTTTGCAATTGTTACAAGCAGGTGTTATAGACATTGAGACATTACAAGATAACATTGATGGCCTTGATAACATTGCTAAAGTTCAAGAGCGTATTAGAAAAAATAAAGCAGAAAATGTTTTATTTGAATCTGTACTTGCTAGAAGTGCTCAAGGAGACCCAGCAGCTACAATGGCAGTAATTGCTATTTATGAATATCCTGCTGAAATGACAGATATATTAAAACTGTTTTACACTCCACAAGAGCCACAGATGTCACCTGAAGAAGAAGCGTATATCCAACAACAAATGGGTATGCAACAGCAAATGATGGGGCCTGGACAGCAAGCTCCTCCAACAGTAGCTGGAGCTTTAGGTGGTATATAATGGAGAATTTAGATAATTTATTCTGGGACATTATTGATAACGAATTTGGTGAAACTCCATATGGTGACCCAATGCCAATGATGCCTCCTATGCAAATAATAAAACCATTACCGAATATAATAATAATGATTACTGGAGAGGAGGATTATTTTGGTACGGAAGAGTAACAAATTGTCACAGGAGAGTAATAGTAATAAAGGTGGGTATAGAAGACCTACTCCTAATAGAGAAAACGCAGTTAGTGGACCAGGAGCTTTAAGTCAGAGAACTGACGGAACTCAGCCAATTATGCGTGGACAAGATATGGCTTATGGTGAAAGTGCAGAGTATCAAGCGTTGCAACAATCTGCTCCTATGGGAGATTCAGGTGGGGCATTAATGGGTGCTGAACAAGTAGCTCCAGAAGGCCCTAATGTATTTAGTGGAACAGATTTACCAGACCAACCAGTTACAGAAGGAATACCTTTAGGGGAAGGTGCAGGACCATCTAGAGATATAGCTAACAATGTTGATATATTGTTGTCAGCTATGTATCAAGTAAATCCTCATCCTGTTATATTACAATTACTTAACAGTAGAACTACATAATGTTTTTTGACCCAATAATGGAACAGAGCTTTTACTTGGCTCGTAAAATGGAACAGGATATGGTTAAGCTATATTCTAGTCCTGAATTTAGGCCTATTCTTAACCAATTACAATCAGGTATGATTAGAGATTCATTAGCTGCTCCAATTAAAGATAAACAAATAATTTTTGCTGAACAGGTATTACCACAAGAATCTTTATCAAAAGAAATGTTAGCTGATGAAGCACAAGAAGAATGGGTATTACAAGAATCAAAAAACTGGGATGAGTTATCTGCAAAGTTTAGAGATGAAAAAATAACAGATGATATGCACCTTAGTGTTATGGATATACTTTCTGGTGGTTGGGCTCCAGGTGGCAGAACTCCTGATGAAGTAGGTGGATGGTCATTACCTATATGGGTAGTTGGTACATTAGATGCAATTAGAGAAACTTGGAATAAATGGAATCCTTTACCAACTACAGATGTATTGCAATTTGGTGGTGGAGGTGTTCCTTATAGAGCACAAGGCCGTATTTGGAGATATTATCAAGACCTTAATAGATATGATGAGTTATTAGAAAAAGGATATACTCCAGAAGTAGCACAAGCTAATATAGCTTCTTTAGTAAATATATCTCAAGTTCCTAACTTAGGTAGAGATTTAGGTTCAGGAGAACTTGGACAAAATATTGATTTCATGAAAGAGGCCATTAAGAATGCTGGTGAAAATTACATCTGGGCTGCAGCTAAAAAAGTTATGAATGGCCAAGCTGTCAATATGGATAGAAGTAAAGTATTCTTTTTTGAATCTGTACATGCTGAAGAAGACCCAATATATCAAGAGTTACTTTTAAAATTTAAAGGAGATGAACAGAAAGCTAAAGATTTATATTACCTAAAGATTGGTTCTCCTATCAAAGAACTAGATGCAAATGGAAACATTAATTATTTAAGTATAGATAATCCTAATAAAATAAAAATATTTGCTGATAGAAGAACTAATTACAATGATATGAATATCACTGAGTATGCACAAAGAGAGTTTTTGAATGATGCTCAGTTAACTGATTATTCATGGGGTAGATATGAAGCTGGCCAGATATATCAACCAGGTACAACTGCTTACAAAGTTACTTCTGGTTTATTAGATTTTGCTTCAGCTTTACCTGCTGAATATTTTACTGGTGGATTAGCAAATCTTACTAAGATTAAAAAATGGTCAAGAAGTACTGATATCTTAGCATCTGAAAAAATGAGAAGATTAAAAGCTGGTGATACTAGATATCTTGCTAACAAAAAAGAAGCTATTGAATTACATAATACAATTGTTAAAGCTACTAAAGATAGAGGTAAGGCAGGTAGGCAAGCTTGGGATAACTTAACTCCAGATGAAAAGAAAATAGCTACTGCTTTAAATAGCAATTCTGAAGACTTAGCTAAGCTACAATTAAACCCTACACAACTAGATGACTTAATACCTGAAGTTAAAAAAGCACTTAAAGAAGATAGAAAGCTTAGAAGAAAACATGGTTTAATTAACGGTAGAGTTCAATCAGTATTTGCTAAAGATGCAGGCAAATTAATGGCCTTACCAGAGTATCAAATAATTAGAAAACATATTGCTGATAGTGATTATTACACTTTAGTAACAGATAATACTTTAAAACAATGGATACCTGATGATGGATTTTGGAAAGAGATTGCAGGAAAAGATGAATTGTTTATTGATAATATATTTAAAGATTTATTGACTGATGGTGTACATACAGCTTCATTAGTACCTAGTCAAGCAAATAAAGTTTTGCAAACTACTAGCTTACCTAAAGGTTTTTCTTACATGACAAATGCTGCTGTTAGAAACATGACAGGAAATCCTAACTTTGCAATGAGAAGTATGGGTTCTGTATTAGGCCAAGGTGCTGCTGGTGTTTGGAATAAAAGTAAGTTTGCATTAAGAACTATAAGACATTATGACGAAACTGTTAATAATGCTAGAAGATATACACAAGCTTACAAAGTAACTGATGGTGCTGTTGATGGATTATTCGATACTGTTAAAGCATTAAGATTTTATTATAAAAATAAAGTTGACCCTAGAACTCAAGGTATTAAAAAATATCTAGGTTTTAGTTCTAACTTTATGGATGGTTCTTCTGCTTGGGTTAAAAGATTAACAGCTTTAAGAACTGCAAATTACATGACTATGACAAATGATGTTGAAGGAACTACACAGTTAATTAACAATATGCAATTGAATGGTTTTTCACCAGAATATTTTAATAAAAAAATGGATGAATGGTTTGATATTTTAGATAAACCAATTGAAGAACATTACAGATTAAAAAATAATTTCTTAATTGATTATATGGATGATTCTTTAAAACAAGCTATTAAAGTTGTTAACGAAAGAGCTGAAGCAGCAGGAACTGTTTATCAAGGCGATAATATTAAAGCATTAGAAAAACATGCTAAGAAACTTATTACTGACTGGAATAGTGATAAATCATACTGGAAGAGTTCTGGTTTTGATGGTGATGATATATACAATATGGTATTCCCTGGTTCATCTTCAGGAACACTTTACGATACTAAGAAAATGTGGTTACAAGGAAAAGATTACAATATCTTAGTACCTAAAGCTTCTACTTTAGGAGAAATGACTGAAAACTATTTCCCATTTTTAAATCAAGACATTGTAGATAGAGTTAAAGGAAAAGGTTTCTTTGCCTTAGATTCAAATGACCTTAAAAGATTTAAAGGCCTTGCAATGGCTAGACCTCATTATAAAGAATTTATGAAACGATTTAAAGCAAGTGGTACTAAAGGTGTTAAACAATATGCAGCTGAAATAGGTGGATATATACCTACAAATAAAACAATGGATGATGCAGTAACATTGTTACTAGATAGCTATACAAGAAAAATCTTTAAACCTTTTGTTCTTATGAGAGCTGCTTTCATTACAAGAATATTCTTAGAGGAACAAGCTAGAGTAAGTTCTGCACAATTAGATTCAGCTTATAATCACCCATTTAGATATTTAACTTGGGTATTTTCTCATTCAGAAGACCAACAAAAAGCATTAATGGGCAAGTATGGTGATAATTTTGAAAATATCTTAAACAGTCCTGAATATAAACAATTAATGCATGAGAATCATTTTAAGAATTTATTAGCAGACCATAAGTATGATAATCAATATAAACATGCTTTTAAAGAAGTTCAATTTGGTGACCCTAACTATGCAGATGCAATTTATGATGGATTGTTTAAATTAAGAAATGATTACACAACAAGAATGGTTGCTTTAGAAGGTGGAGTAACTCCAGCTCTTATTGAATGGTTCTTAGGAAGTGAACAAAGACAATTACTAAGACAAAGAGGTGGCCAAGACTGGATTAAAGTTGCTACAAGTGATGAACATGCTATTGCTTATCTACATTCAAGAGAAAACCATATCAGACAATTAACTGGACATAGATTAGAAGAAGGTATTGACTATCAAAGATTTTCTTATAAAGATATGAAAAATCAAGATGTAGATGCTTTTGAAGCAGCACAGTTAAGCCACAAAACAGATAGTCCTTACATAGGTCATCAAGATTTAAGAGATGCTGTTGCAACTGGAAAGTTTAAAACAATTGATGGAAAAGAAATTGACTTAATGCCTGAAATGGATGATTTAGGAAACTTAAAAGCTGTAAGTGTAGAAGACGAAAAAGCTATCAAAGATGGTATTAATAGAATGATAGAAAAATATGGAGATGAATTTGATTTCGGTACTTTATATCAAAAACAATTTGATAATGAAGTACAAGGTATTGCCAAATTAGAGAAGCAATGGGATGCTGCAGTAAACTTTTTCTTTGAAAATTTAGTGGAGAAATCTCTTAATTATTTAAATAGAAGCGTTGTCTTTAAACAATATCGTTGGGAAAAGATTATGGATATGTGGCATTTATTTGATGAACCATTAAGAGCTAAGTATGCAACTGAAATTAAAACAGTTGGATTAGAAGATATATTTAATTTAAATGCAAAAGGTACTGATTTAAAGAATGCTCCTAAATTTGGTACAAGATATGGACTAGATGATTACAATATCATAAACGATACTTCTAAAGCTTTTGGTTTATCTGCGACAAAAGAGTTGCTATATGATGTGACAAAGAGACATAACATATCTCATAAACTTAGAAACCTTGTACCTTTCCCAGAAGTTTGGTTTGAGTTATTAACTACATGGCCTAAGTTACTTGCAGAAAATCCTACAATGGCCAGAAAGGTTCAATTAGGAATTAAAGGTGGAGCAGGAGCATCAGGATTAGGATATACTGGTGATGGCTTCTTTGCAGAAGACCCTAATGGTTCAGGCGAACAAATGTTCGTATATCCATTTGGTGGTTGGATGTCAAACTTAATATTCGGTGAAGATTCAAATATTAAGATGTCACCTAGAGGATATGTAACAGGTGTTAACTTGTTAGGACAGGGTTTTGTTCCTGGACCTACTCCTGTAGCTGGATGGGCAATAGATAAAGTTTTACCTACTAATGGAACAGGTGAAGAACTTAGAAGTATATTATTTGGTGATTTTGGACCTCCTAGAGGTGATGGTTTCTTAGATGCTATTATTCCTGACCACCCATCATTACAAAAACTATTTACAGCTATAGGTGCTTCTCCATTTGGAAATCAGGCCGAAATAGAGTCATCAAGAGCAAGTACATCTATTGAATTGTTCAGATTACTTAAAATGGAAAATGCAGAAAACAGATTACTTAAATCTGGAGAATTAGATATGTATTTAAAAGAAATAGAATGGAAAGGTACTACAGCTAATAATTTACCTGCAAATGAATTAACACCAGATATTTTAGATTCAGCATTGAGAGCATATGCTAAAGATAAAACAAGTACTACATTTGCATTAAGATTTATGGCACAGTTTGTATTACCTACTGGATTTACACCTAGATATTATGCAGAAGATAAAAATGGAAAGATGTGGGCTACACAGTTACTAGCTAAAGAATATCAAAACTTAGTACAAAAACATCAAGGAGACCATGTAGCTGCATATGAATCATTTGTAAGATTATATGGATATGAGCATGGTTGGTTAACAACTTCTAAATCTGTATCTGCTAATAAACAAGCTTATTCTGAAAGAGTACTTAAATGGCAAGAAGAAAATAGTGAAATACTAGACCAATTACCTAGAAGTGCATTCTATGCTTTACCTGATAATCCAGCAGAACAAAGAAGTTATCAAGAGATAATTAGACAATATGAAGTAGGTGAAAGAGAAGTTCTATCTTTAGAAGAGTTTAATTTAGCAGCTAATGATACTATTGGTTACTTTATGTACACAGCATTTAAAGAAAAATATGAACGCTCACCTATGAATGAAAATGAAAAGAATAAGTTATTTAGAATTTATAGAACTGCTTTAATACAACAATTACCAGGATTTGAAGCTACAGGTGGTTTAAGAAAGCCTGCTACTTCTAAAGAGATATTAGATGAAATGATTACTAAATGGCCTAATTTACCTCAAATACAACAAACAGAGGCAGGTGCAGCATTTGTTAATAAATTCTTACCTAGATGGCAAGCAATGGAATCTCAATCAGCAAGAGTATCTCCATCAGGAAATCCAAGCTGGTGGTTGTCATCTACAGATAATTTAGCTATTATGATGCGTGCAGATATGGCTAGCTTTATAGAAGAAATTATAGTAGATTCACCTGACTTTGCACCAATTTGGACTAATATAATTAGTAGAATGTTCAGAGACGACCATGAAATGTTTAATGCAGGAGTGTAATGGCAGAAGATAAAAAAAGAGGTATTTGGTACTATTTAGCAAAAGCTTGGAAAAATAGAGATACAGCATTTGAAGAAGTACTAGGTGATGGTTCCATAATAGGAATGACACCTGAAGCACAATTTGGTTTAATTGCAGGTGAAAATCTAGCAACTTTTGTTAATTGGATAATTAATAACTTTGATATAGAAGGACTTGAAGAAGCGTTAGGTCCAATTGCTCCAACTATAGGTATGCCACCTGAAGCAAGAGTCGGTGTTGAATTAGGAAAATCATTAGCAGATAGTATTGAAAATTCACGAGAAGATTGGAAAGATGGTTTAGAAGATGCAGAATATGAAAATTTAACTCCTGATGAAATAGATGCTGCAAGAGAAGAAAAATCACAATTTACTGAAAGTCAGGGATATGAACCTGTTCCAAGTGTTGTTGAAATACAAGAAGAATTAGATGCTGCAGAAGCAGCTGACCCTGAGTTTCAAGCTTTAATTCAAGAAGAAGTAGAACCTGAAGACCCAGCTTCTAAATTTTATACTTATGAAGATTTTGAAAAAAATACTTTAACTCCAGAACAATGGGAACAATATGTAGAAGCAATTAAACAAGGTTCCTTGCCAGCAGAAGCTTGGGGATATGTTACTGGTGATGACCCTGCTAACTTTGATTATGTGTACACATGGGATGGTGAAAAGAATAAACCAGCTTATTTATTAGATGAAGACTATGGCCCTATTCCTATTCCAATAGCTGCTCAACCACAAGAGAAAGTATTAACTAAAAGATTTATGAGTAGGTTACACAATCAATTCTCACCTGACCAAGTAGAAGCATTAAAAGATGTATTAATTATGTCAGGTGTAGCAGAAGATGGTGATTTTTCAGGAGTAGGTACTGTTGATAGAAGTTTAGAATTAATAATGGAAAATGTACTTAATATGGCTAATACCAATTATGGACATATTGCATATAAAAGCGATGACTATTTTAAATTAGTTGAAAACGCTAGTAACTTATTTGGAGATAATATGCCTGTTGGTTTATCAGAACAGGAGAAATTTGAATGGGGATTAGTAGGAGTAGTTCTTTCACAGTATGGTGCAACTCAAGAAAAATCAGCTGAGTTAGCTGGAATAGAAGCTGCTAAACAAGCAAAGCTTGCTAGTCCTTTACCTTCAAAAGAAACTATGGCTAGTGATATTAAAAGATGGATTAAAGATGCAATAGGTGCAGACGCTACTCCAGAACAAATTCAAGAATATACAGATTACTGGATATCTCAAGAAACTGAATGGGGTAAACAAATAGCGTATGCTAATAAGGTTGCACAAGTTGGAATGGATATAGAACATTATCATATTAAATCTGGTAGAACTATGACTATGGAAGAAGTTCAAGCAATGGAAAAAGAAATAGGTGCTGGTGGTGATGTTTTAACAGGAATAGTCGGGACTAGAGAAAAAGTTCCAACAGTTACAGACCCACAATTAGCAACTTATAATTTAATAAGTTCTGATTTAGCAGGTGAAAAAGAAATTATAGAAGCTGGTAAAAAGAAAAGAGCTAAACAATCTGGTATTTTACAAGCAATGGCAGGTAAGTTTTAATGGCTGAAGCAATTTCAAAAGAAGAGTTTATAAAGGCGTTAAAAGCTAATACTACAATACCAGAAGCTACAAAATTAGTATTGCTAGAAGCATTAGATAATGCACCAGCTAAACAAAAATTTGATTCAAGAGTAACTACTTATTTACAAACAATAACTGATAAGTTATTAACTGTAGATGATTTTATGGATTTTCTATCAGATGAATATGGATATGATGCTAGTACAGGAACTTTTGCAGACCCAGAAGCAGCTAAAGAAGTTGCCAAAGAAGGTAAGAAAGCTACATCTAAAGAAGCTCAAGCTAAAGCTGATGTAGTTAGTGAAGCTCCAGATATTGCTAAACCACTTGTATTAGATGATGGTATGACATTTGAAGTATCAAGTAAAGGAGATGAATTGGGTAAACAGTTTTCTGCTAAGAATGCTACTTTTAAATTAGGTGGACAAGATTTTGCATTTGATTGGGAAGGTAGAACTATAGAAGATATATGGCAAAATGAAATTAAAAAATCTGGTAAAGGTAAACCACCTTCAAAAGAAAGTGAACTCTTTGGTAAAAGTTTAGATGATAGCAGACTTGCTTATCAAGAATTGTGGGAAATTTGGGCTGCTGAAAATCCTGAACTTATAAGCCAATTAGCTGACAAAGTTAATGAAGGATTCCAATTGACAGATTCATTTGCTAAAGAAGGAACTGTAAATCAAGCAGAAGCTTTAACTAACATAATTCATAATTTAAATAATGAAATAAAACAAATACAAATAGCTGAAAAAGCAATGGATAAAATACCATTTAATATTGTTGATGGTAACCAACCAGGGGCAGGTGCTTCTAAATCAACAAGTAATAACTGGGCTGTAAGAACTGCAGAGAATTATATGGCTGCAGCTAAGTCTGGAGGATTTACTGTTGATTTCTCTGTATCATCTGGAGGTAGTGGTAGTACTAAAAAATCAGGTACTTATGAACCTAACTTAAAACAATTAAGAGGATTTGAAAATTTAAAAGGATTATCTGATAAAGAAATATTAGATGAAACTTATAAACAAGTAAGACTTACTAATGCAGGTAAATTTGTTGACGAAGATGCTGTAAAAGAAATAGCTGCTTTAGTTGCAAAAGCTTTAAATGAAGGTAAAACAGTTAACATCGCAGGTAATCAAGTATGGAAATTTAAAGGTGCAACTCAAACAACTATTGATAAAATATTTGCAAACTTTATGGATATGGTACAAGACAATCCTGTTAATGATTGGAGTAGAGGTACTATTAGAAGTGGTGGACAAAATGGATTTGACTTATCTGCTTTAAGGTGGGCTTCATTTTTTAAAGTACCTTTTAGATTACATACTGGTAAAGATAAACTATATAGAAAAATAGGTGGTACATCATCAGCAGACGATGTTTTTGGTGAACTACATGAGTATTTTCCATTATTGCAATATGATGAAAATAATGTTTATAACAATGAATTGTTACACATGGATAAAACAAAAGAAAAACCTACTCAAAATAAATCTGTTGTACAACCAAATACTAAATCTGCTAAGTTGTCACCTGATAATAGCAAAACACTTAAGAGATTAATACAGGAATATGAAGGAGTTAAAGATGCTGGTAAAAGTGTTAAAGACCAATGGTGGAAATCATTAACAGTAGAAGAAAAAAATTATGTTAAAACTATTATTGATAAAAAAAATACTCCAGTACAAGGAACTGAAACTGCTAAATCACCTGCAGGAGATATACCTACTAGAAAAGTAGGTAAAATGGAGTTAGGCCATTTCTGGTTAAACAATGCATATAATGAAATGTTACCTGTTTCATCTATTGATGGTACTTCTGCTTGGAAAAGATACATACCTATGGGAGTTCAAGTTTATGATAATGAAATTAATCCTAATAAATTAATTAATAACATGCCAGCAAGTACAGCTTTTGAACCAGTACAAATACTAAGAGGTTTTCAAACAGGTTTAGTACTTCCTGAGACAATGGCTGATATAACTAAAAATCCTGAAGCTTTTATTCAAGAAGGTGAAGCTACTTATCAAAGAACAAAACCAGGAGAAATTGACCCTAGAACTACTCCTGGAGCAAAAGGTGTAGGTAAAAATGTAGAACCACTTGTACTAGAAGGAGGTTCAGCAGAAGTTAAAGGATTAATTAAAGAAGGAGATATTATTACTGCAGGATTTGCAAGTAATGCTGAAAGAACAATTGTTGATTATGTTAGCCAACAAGGAGATGTAGGAGCTAGGCCTGCAGCTGGGTTGGGTGTTAATTATGGTGTACCAGTTAAAGTATTAAAAGCTTGGCAGTTACCAGAAAAAATAGATGACACTTTCTTTGAAACACCATTAGCTAAAAAAATGGCTGAATCTTTAAATCTTACACAAGAAGCATTAAGAGAAAAATTACTAACTGGTAAAAAGAATAAAAAAGGTGAATATAGTATGAATCCTTTTAATACTGGTAGATGGAATAATGGTTGGTTTTATGAAATAGAACCTATTGAATTAAATGATGAAAATTATAAATGGGAGAAAATACAACAAATACACATGCAAGCTGATATTGAATCAGATGTTGCTATAAAGAACTGGATGGGACATAAATTTGGAATGTTAAATCTAGGAGCAGTTGGTGGATTATTAATGAGAGTAGCTCCTATAGTTGATTACGGTGAGTATGTATTTGGTTTTGGTGCTAAAGGTGTAAATGCTTTAATTAAACAAGCAGAAACAGGATTTATAAAAGCTCAAGCTACTAAGTATTTACCAGGTAATATGATATATTCTAAATTAGCTAGAGAAGTTGGAGATGTAAGAAAAGGCCTTTTACCTAAAACTAGAGGCTTCTTAGGTGAAATGGGTACTAGAGGTAAAATTACTGCATTTGGTGAAGGAGTTGAAAGTAGGGTAGGTAAAAGAGTAGCAGCTTCACCTGCTAAAGGTTTAGTTAAAGGTGTTGGTGCATATGAAAAATATAACTTCCTTTATGGTTTAGCTTCTGGATTGTTGTTATCTGCAATAGAAACATTAGGTATTATTGGTAGAGATACTATTGGTGATAATAATATTAGAACTCAACTAGGTGGAGATTATGAAGCATGGGCTGAAAGTAATGGAATTATAGATAAGATAGGTCCTTGGCCATTAATATCTAGTTTAGAAAAAGCTGAATCATTAGGTTACTTAGATGAAGGATTTACACAAGATTATATTAATGAAACAAATAATAAATGGATGGGAGTAGTACACGAATTTTTAGGAACAGAACATTATGACCAGATGGATAAAGTTAATGTTATCTGGGAACAAGGAAGAAGGCCTAAAGGTTGGTTTACTAGCTGGAATGATATCTTTGGATTAAACTCTGAAGGTGCATTAAGAAATGCAGGATTGTTTCCTAGAACTGGTTTAGCTCCTGCTATTAAAAGGTCTCCAATAGTTTCTGGTATTGAGATACCATTTGAAAACTGGTTCCTACCTAAAGTAGGATTAGAAAGTTGGGTAGTAGAAGATACACCTTTAACAGAACAAGATGAAGAAGATTTTGCTAATCAAATAGGCCAAATACCTGCTACAGTTGATAACAACGCATGGTTAATGAATGTAGCTGATATGGGAGATTACTAATGGAAGAAAATGTACCACAGATAATTAAAATTGTAGATACTGATGGTAATGAAACTGGTGATTTCTATGTTGTTGTAGATACAGGTGGAGTTAAATTTGTATTTAAACCTACTCAATCTTATGAAGAGACATTAGAAATATACAAAGATGTAATAGAAGTAACAGAAGCAGACTCAACAGAATTAGATTTTGAAAAAAGATTTATTGATGATGACTTGCTTGTTTACTGGGGAGATATAGACCAGTACA